CTATAGTTTGTTCACATAGCTCAAAAGTTCATCCATAGAAATATGAGTGTAAGTATTGTAGAGGATGCTTTTGGGTTTGTGCCCCATTATTTTTTGCATGTACAATTCGGGAATTCCGGCTTCCGTTCCCATTGATGCAAACGTGTGCCGGGTATCGTGGAACTTGTGTTCGTGTTCCAAAGCTTTATTGATTCTGGGCAGATCTCGTGCGCAGAAGTTATTGTAAGTAATCACTGTCCCGGCATCGTTAAGGATGATATTTGTTTTGGACCCCCGATGGGGATTGTCAACGAACGATCTGACAAGGGGAAGGACCCTGTCGTGCATCGGAACCTTCCGCTCACTTTCCTTGTTTTTTGCAAGATTCTTTGGGACATAGATATATTTTTCTTCAAAATTCACATTCACAATTTCATTTTTCAATAATTCATTGACTCTCATACCGGAGTAAAGCAGGATCAGCAGGATTTTGTATTGCCACTTATCTGAATTTTGCCACAGGACGGCGATTTCAGCCTTGCTGAATGGGATGCGGTCTATGACAGGGTCGCTTTCTTCAATGTTGATGTTTGCGGTGCAGTCTTTTGTGACCAGGTTCATATCCATAGCGTATCGGATCACGGTACGGATCACGGACAGGACGCTTTTCTTTGTCGAGCTGCCGGCTTCAATCCTATCCAGAACGTCTTCGCAGATCGCTTTATTCAGGTTTCGGATTTCCATGTCATAAATGCATTCACAATGCTTGTATGCCGATAGCTTTGATGTGACGCTTTTTTCTTTGAGAAGCTCATATTCTTTTGATTTTTGATAAATCTCAAACATTTCCCGAAATGTGATATGGGTGTTGCTTGTATCGTAAGGATTTTTATGATATTCGGAAAGGGCGCTGTATGCTTCGTCGTAGGTTTCAAAGTATCCGATTGCCGCCGGAAGGACAGGTGAGCCGGTAAGATGATAGCCGGTGCATTTAGGGTAGGCGGCAAAAGGTCTTCTGCGCTTGCCAGAGAGCCTTTTAATGGTGCCAAAATTGTTAGGTAGCCTGTGGTACTTCCGGGGCTTTTGAAATGGTCTACGAGGCGCAGCCGTCTGCGGTGGGGCGCTTTGGCTGATGGGGTATCCGCATCTGGGGCAGGCGAAAGCTTTGTCAGAAACAGAATTTGAACATTCGGGGCAGTTAATCAGTGCCATAACATTTCCTCCTTGTTTTAAAAATGGGTATAAAAAATACACCTATACAGGTGCAGGAGGCTGTGGTATAATTTTCTTGTGTAGGGATAATTATGCCATAGTCTTCTGACTGGTATAGTTTTCTGAGAATTGCTCCGATGTTACCAGCATCGGGGCTTTTCTATTTTTAATTAAACATAGTAGGGATTTGGCTTGGAAATATAGGAAATAATATCAATTATCCAACCGATACAGAACAATCCGCAAGTAAAGAGATATAAAATCCCCATGCCCACTTTTCCTTCATAAAACTTATGTGCCCCAAAATAGCCTAAGAAAATACAGAGCATCAGCGCTACCCATTTGTTTTTAGGAACAGCAGTGCGGTATCTTGCACTTGCGGTGGCCTGTGCAGAAGATGAAGCGCTGGAGCTTGCTGAGTTGTTGATGATAATATTATCGGGCTGTTTTAAGTCTTGCACCTGCTTCCCACATTTAGGGCAGATTACGCAATCCTTGTCGATTTGTTCTCCACAGTGTTGACAGAATTTTTTCACAACTGGTGCGCCACAGTTAGGGCAGGTTGTTGCCTTGTCTGAGATTTCTTTCCCACATTCGGGACATGTAATAAGTGCCATGATGATTCCCTCCTCTTTGGTTTTATTTGTACGCTATAATAGCGACATGGCTTATTTCATTCTTAGTTCAATCAGATTGCTTTGATAACCAAGTGACCTTGCAACCTGATCTATGGTGCAATCCTGGTATTCCAGCAAAACTTCATCTGATATCAATAATTCCATTGCAAACTTATTGGCTTCGATCTCATTTTTTGAGTTGAGCAGCAGTGTTTTATTTCGTATAAAATAACAGTTTTCCTTTCTGTGCAGGATTGCGTGTCCGAGCTCGTGAGCCATTACCAGTTGCTTGTCGTGATATGACAGGTTCTGGTTCAAAAAAATGTATCTGTGATTTTTCAGGAACATATAACAGCCCTCATATTTCAGATCACCGAACTGATACAAAATGTTCAAACGGTCGGCAATTTCAAAAGGGTCTGATGTGCTATATTTCCGTTTATAGTAGTTGACAATCTTTTTGATGTCCTGCAATCAAATCACCTACTTTTTATATTTCTTAGGAGTGTATTTCTCCTTGTTGATTATTTTCAGGCGGCGCAGGGCAATTTGAAGCTCGTCGCGGAACAGATCAGCAGCTTCGGGGTCAAGGGCTTCGCCGTTGTAGCTGGCAGGACCATCTTCACCGGTGGTGAGCTTTGCCATGATGTTGTCAACGTCTTTGGCGATGTCCTTGTTGTCTTTTTCTGTTAATCCATCGTTTTCATTCCATCCCATTAAATAAGAAGGGGAAACATGCCCGACTTTTGCAGCCGCCTCGATCTTATCTGATGGGATGTTAGTTATTATGTTATTTTCGTATTTATATAGAGTTTGCTTAGAAACATTTATTTTTTCAGCAAATTCAACTTGACTTAAGCCTAATTGAGTTCTCAATTCTTTGATTCGTTCGCCTACAGTCATAAGAAACTCCTTTCATATCTTTAGTAACTCAATAGTAGCACAAAAATGTTAGTAATGCAATAAAAAATATCTTGACAAGTTACAAAAAGGTGTTATACTGAAAGTAACTTAAAAAGATACGGAGGTGATAAAGTTGATTCGGACAGATGAGTTAAAGGGAGTGATTGCCAAGAATGGTTATTCTCAGTCAGATGTGGCTGGAATGATTGGAGTTACGCCGAAAACGTTCTATGAAAAAATGAAGATTGGTGTTTTTGGAAGTGATGAGATTCAGATCATGATTGAAAAACTTCATATCAATGATCCTATATCTATTTTTTTTGCTAAAGAGTAACTTTTAAAGATACCGATGAAATTGATTCCAAAGGAGGTGGAACAGATGGATGAAAAAGAAAAAAACAAGGCAGTGGACGAAACAGTCCTCTCAATCTGTGAATGGATTCAAGGGGAACTGAAAGAATCTGGTTCTTTCCCAGGCTCAATGATGTTGCCAGCTATGGTAAATGCACTGGCTAATTTGGTATCAGCCAGCGCAGATAGATACGAGCCAGTTTACCAGAGATTATCAGATGGAATAACGACCATCTATCAGAGGAAATGAAAGACAAGGAATTCGTTTTGAGGAGGCGGCAGAAATGGCAATAGCAGCAATTTTAATTTCCGGAATTTCCATAATATTAAATATCCTGTTGCTCTTTTATAAAAAGCATTGAAGACGATTAGAGATATAACTTGTTATTCTCGACCGTTGGACAATATAAAGAAATAATTTTTTTCTTATATGCTGTCTGAACAGTGACTTTTATATGGTGACCTGGTCTTTTGGCTTCTAAATCAAAATGGAAGACGATTGAATAAAGTCCACTGCCATTTGGTGCAATAGTGATTGGAAAATCTGGTGAAAGCTGTCGCTCTGTCGTAGGAATATCAGTTTCCGGAAACTTCGGGTAATAATGGTCGCCAATCCACTGATGGGTAATTAAACAGGAAGTTTTCTTGATAGTCATTCTGGTAATGGTTAAAGGTGCAGTCGATAAATTACAGATCATGAAGGTAAAAATGCCTTGATTGTAGTCATACTCAGGTTTTTCATACCACTGGAAACGCTCTAGGGACATGGAAAAATTAGTCCTGTTTTTATACAAGGTATAAATCCATTGAGTGGAAGATAGTATCAAGCTAAGAATTGCGATTGTGATCGAAAGATATTTCATAAGATGCCTCCGGTTTGTTTTTGAATAAAGTATAAAACCGACGGAAAAGAGATGCAAGGGATAGGGGGTGAGAGGGATGAGGAAAAAGCATACCAGATTAGAGGAACTTCGAAAAAAAGATACGCTCCAAAGCATTGATAATACGTTGAAGCGCATCGAAGTTATTCTTCGGGATGGACAGAATTCTCCAGCGAAGATTTTACAAGATGCAATTGAGGCTTCACTTTCGCAGCCTCAAGAGCATTCTTTGGTATTACCCCTAACGATACCAGACCTGTCACAACTACTTGAGCAGAAAGATTTGCAGATAAAATAATAGAATTAAGAGCCATTCTTGAATAAATCTGTTCTTCTGTCATGTCAGTTGTGGTTCCGTTGAATAATTGTTCTTTGATGAGTTCTTTGCTTCCATCAAAAGTATTCGCAATTTCAGCGGAAAAAAGTTCGCACAATTCAGTAGTAGTCATTGGAGTTCTCCTTTCTTTCGTACTCGGCTCTGGCGGGAGCCTGTGAGTACAGTATAGGACGGAGGTGGTTGGGAAGCAAGAGACAGGGAGGTTGAATGAACGAATTACAAATTTTTAATTCGGAAGAGTTTGGAGAAATCCGAACAGTAATCATTAATAATGAGCCGTGGTTTGTTGGCAAAGATGTGGCGGAGGCGCTGGGGTATGCTGAACCGAGAAGTGCGGTATCCAAAAAAGTTGAAGAGGTAGACAGAGGTGTTGCCGAAATGGAAACACCTAGTGGAAAGCAAAATATGACTATCATCAACGAATCTGGTCTTTACGCTTTAATCTTCGGCAGCAAGCTTGAATCAGCAAAGCGCTTTAAGCACTGGGCAACATCTGAAGTGCTTCCGGCTATCAGAAAGCATGGAGCTTATGCGGTAGATGAGCTGTTGAATAATCCAGAAATGGCTATCAAGGCTTTCACTGCTCTGAAAGAGGAGCGTGAGAAAAACAAGAGGCTCCAGACGGACGTTGACCGCATGAAGCCAAAGGAAATCTTCGCAGACGCTGTATCTGCCAGCAAGACATCTATTTTAATCGGAGATTTGGCAAAGATTCTGAAACAGAACGGCATAAACACGGGGCAGAACCGGTTGTTTGAAACGCTGCGGAAAGATGGCTATCTGATTAAACAGAAGGGAAACAACTGGAATATGCCGACGCAGCGGGCTATGGAAATGGGGCTGTTTGAAATCAAAGAATCCACTCATATAGATGGGAATGGATGCAATGTTACCACGAAAACGACAAAGGTGACAGGAAAAGGGCAGCAGTATTTCATTAACCGTTACTTGAAAACCGGATGAAAGGAGTGAAAACAGTGAGCACATGCGAAAGAGTAAGTTTACTGGATGCGGCAAGGGAACTGGGAATGAATCCGCAGGGATTGCGCGAGTACATGAAGCGCGGACTGATTGATATTGGTCTTGTCCTTCCAAATTCAAAAGGGACTGGATTCCGCTACATCATTATGCGGGAGAAGCTTAACAGGGTCATGGGAAAAGAAAGAGAAGGTGTGTTTTATGGAACAGAAGAAAATCAACAAGCTTTATGAGCTGCTGGAAGAAAAAGAGCGGAAAAAGGATACCGAAGCGGCTGTGGCGCTGAGGTGGGCGATCTTTGAGCTGGAGAACAGGAGGTGAAAGTAAAGATGGACAAGTCTGATGTGTGTCTGATGACCGGATCGGTGCTGATTATGGCAGCGCTGATTATGTGGGAGACGTTTGGCATGATGATCACGCCGACGGTACTGACGGTCGCCGCCGCCGGCTGCTTTGTGGCAACAGTGCTGTGCGCGGCACGCGAAGAAGAATTAAGAAGCCGGAAAAGAAAAAGGCGCTGAACCGACCAAAGTACCAGCGCCAATGAAAAAATATTACGCCTTTAGTATAAGGCGAGAATGGAGAGAATGCAATGATTAAATCAGAAAACGGAGAAGTAACCATAAAAGGATCGGGCTGGGATGTCCTTGTGGATTTTTCGGTGGCATCTGCAGCTGTGACCGAAACGCTTTTAAATAGTGGCGTTCCCAAAAGAACGGCAAAGGATGTTTTGTGGAAAGCGCTGAATGTGGGCATGGAAGAAGCATTTGACATAAAGCGTGAGACAATGCCGGAAATGGATGAAATCGAGAAAGCAATGGATGAGCTTTTTGAGAGATTTCAGAGATGTCTGAAGGAGTGACATGTATACAGGTCAGAAATAATCCGGAGAGAATGCAAGCCCGACAATAGATATGAAAGCAAAAGCGCAAAAGCGCATGAAAAGAATTATGCAGGCAATGCAGGAGACTGAACAGGAGGTAAGAGAAGAAAATGAGTACATTGTATGAAATCACAGGCCAGTATCTGGCACTGTATGAAATGCTGGAATCAGCGGATGAGCTGGAGATGAAAGTTATCACGGACACCCTGGAAGGAATGGATGGGGAGCTGGAAGAGAAGGCAGATGCTTATGCCAAGATCATGACAGAGCTGGATGCAGAGGCAGCAAAGTTTGAAAAAGAGGCAGACCGTCTGGCAGAACGTGCCGGGCAGCTGCATTCCAGAAGCAAGCTGCTGAAAGACCGGCTGCGCAGCGCAATGATCCTCTGCAACCGGAAAAAAATTAAAACAGACCTGTATTCCTTTGCAATCTGCAAAAACGGAGGAGCTGCTCCGTTGGAAGTCGATGAAACTGCAGTCACGGACGATTATATGAAAAAGATTCCGGACACGGCAAAGATCCGGGAAGCACTGACTGCCGGCAAGACGCTGCCGTTTGCAGAACTGAAAGAGCGAGGAGAGCATCTGAGGATTAAATAACCGTTGAGAGAAGTTATCAAACTAAGCTGCCAAAAAGCAGCGGAACCGTAGGTAGGTTATCAAAACAGGAGGAAATACCAATGAGCCATGTGATATGCATTGCCGGAGAGTCCGGCACCGGAAAGACAACATCTATGAGAAAGCTTGACCCGAAAACAACGTTATATATCGACTGTGATAAGAAAGGACTTTCCTGGAAGGGCTGGAAAAGCCAGTTCAATGGAGAGAGCAAAAACTATCTGGTGACGGACTTCCCGCAGGTTGCGTTGCAGGCGCTTCGTAAGGTCAATGAGCAGAAGAACATGAGCCATATCAAGGTAGTTGTTGTGGATACGATCAACGGCCTGATGGTTGCAGATGAGATGCGGAGGGCTAAGGAAAAGGGGTACGACAAATGGCAGGATCTTGCCCAGAGCATTTATGACCTGATCGATTATTCGTTGACGATGAGGGATGATGTAACAATCGTGTTTGTGGCACATACCCAGACGGATCATGACGAGAATGGGTATATGTTCACTCGGATCAAAACATCTGGCAGGAAGCTGGACAAGATTACGCTGGAGAGTAAGTTCTCTACGGTTCTTCTGAGCAAATGCGTGGACGGTAGATATGTTTTTGAAACACAGGCAAATTTGTCCACGGCAAAGAGCCCTATGGGAGCTTTTGCGGACAGGGAGATCGACAATGATATTACCGCGGTGATTGAAGCACTGCAGGAATTTTAAAGGAGAAGTAAGACGATGAAAAAATGGAATGGTTATGAAGATACACAGGCTTATTCTGATAACGAGAAACTGCCGACAGGTGGGTATGTTTTAAAGATTCAGAACGTGCGTCTGGACGAAGGGAAGAACGGGAACAGCGATGTGCTGGTAATCGCATTTGATATCGCAGAAGGTGAACAGGCAGGATTTTATAAGCGTAATTATGATGCACAGACGCAAGAAGATAAGAAATGGAAAGGTGTCTACCGGCTGTATTGTCCAAAGGATGATGGTTCCGATCAGGATAACTGGACGAAGCGTCGGTTTAAGACGGTCATGGAGGCATTTGAAACTTCTAACGAGGGATATCATTGGAACTGGAACGAGAAAACCCTGAAAGGAAAGATCATCGGCGGACTGTTCAACAACAAAGAATATGATTTTGAGGGGCGGCATGGGTTCTTTACAAGCTGCCACAGCCTGATGGATGCGCAGCGGATTCGTGATGGGAAGTTCACGATCCCGAAAGATACGCTTTTGAAGACTGGAAGGAATACATATCCGACAGGGGCAACGCAGGGCGCTGATGGATTCATGAACATTCCAGACGAAATTGACGAGGAACTTCCGTTCTGAATGGGAGGCGGCCATGAATCATTTTGAAGTCGAAAACTGCTTGCGCTCTATGGAAGTATTGGTAGATACCAGAGAGCAAGATACGGAAAGGGCAAGGGAGCGGTACAACCGCTTCCCCTGCGAGTATGTCAGACAGGCACTGTCTTATGGGGACTATGCTTATAATTTTGTCCTGCCGGATGGAAGCAGTTTTTTGGAATATTCTCCGCATGAGGTGGCGGCACCGATCGTCGTGGAACGGAAGATGAATCTGGATGAGCTGGCAGGGTGCTTTACCCGGTCGCGGAAACGCTTCGAGGCAGAGTTTGCTAGAGCAAAAGAAAACGGGGCGAGGATATACCTGCTAGTGGAAAACGCCACATGGGAGAAGCTTCTGGCAGGGAAGTACAGGAGCATGTATAATCCAACTGCATTCCTGGCATCAATCCTTGCATGGCAGAACCGTTATGATCTCCAGCTGATTATGTGTAAGGAAGAAACGTCTGCAACGCTGATCTATGAAATACTAAAGCGTGACTTGAAAGAACGTCTGGAACGCGGGGAATTTGACTGGGCTGCGGAGGACGCGGTATGACAAGCGAAGAGATTAAAGAATCAGTTTTCATGCGGGATGTGCTTCAGCGTTGCGGGCTGCCGGTGCCGAACCGGGCAGGGTTCATCCAGTGCCCTTTTCACAAAGGGGATCGTACGCCGTCAATGAAGATTTACCAGAAAGATTACCATTGCTTTGCGTGTGGTGCAAACGGTGATGTGTTTACCTTCCTGCAGGAATATGAGGGTATCTCGTTCCGGGAAGCATTTCTGGAACTGGGCGGGGAGTACCCGAACCGGGAGAATGAATGTTGGTTTACCCGCCAGCGTCGGCGATATGAATTTCAAAAGCGGTGGGAGAAAACGGCGAGAAAGGTTCGTGAGGAAGAGGAAGAGAAGGAGGCACTGCGTCAGGGAACAAAGCTCTTGTGGATATGTGTGCACCTGTTTGAACCGCTTTCGGATGCATGGTGTGAATGTTATAACAAGCTGCAGATAGCTGAATACCGGTTGGAATATCTAAACGGGAAGAGGTGA